ACAACTTTCTCCGGAAGGCGAAGCCAGACCAGAGAGAGCAGGATGAGGAAGGCCATTACCTCAACAAGGACGGCTCCGTATCTAAGCGCCAGTCTCCTGATATGTTCGTTCGTCCCAATCCTATCGAGCGTACTCCTCCGGAGCAGGTAACCCAGCTCAAGCGGATAGCCGATGAGGTTGCCGTCATGAATGCCGTTCGCGACGGTACCATTCCTCTAACCAAGACTCCAACAAGAGATTGCCCGCGAATGTGCCCGTTCTGGGGACCGTGTACTCTCCATGAGCATGGAAGTAAATCCTACAAGTCCGTCCTAAAGCATAACTTCATTCAGGCTGACCCATACAAGAATTACCGGAAATCAGCGGGAGGACATAATGCCGCCTAGGAAAGCAGGCCCAGGAGCCCTACGTCCGGCACGGGCCGTGAGGCGACGGACGGTAGAGGATGGCGATTCTCCGGCCTCTATGATTGAGGCAACCGTAGAAATAGAGGAAGTCCAGCTAGCTTCCTTTAATCCGGCTACCAATATCCTTATTCACGGACCATCCGGACACGGCAAGACCGTGCTCGCCGGAGGAGCGTACGCGAGTAGCTACGTAGACAATATCGTGTTCCTCTCTACAGAGCTAGAGGGTGCCGTCTCGGCCAAGGTCACCGGCTCCCAGGCCCGTCTATGGCCGGCTCCTACCTGGGAGCACGCCGTCGCCGGAGTCCGGAAGGCCGTTAATGAGCTAGGCGACCGTGACTGGCTAGTATGTGACTCTGGCACGAAAATGCAAGAGCTTTACATGCGCTGGATCCTCGCGAAGGTCAATGCTAAGAACCCTCATCGTGATCTCGACATCCCTGATGTCCGGGAACACCAGAAGTACCAGAACGGATTCAAGCGGTGGTATGATACTATCATCAATGCCCGCTTCAATTCTATCTTCATTACTCAGTCAATGACGGTAGAGGACGCGGAAGGCGAGAGCCGCGTCATCCCGCTACTCCTCGGTAAGAAAGGCGAGATATCAGACTACTGTTCCGGTCAGGCCGGAGTTGGAATATACTACTCCGTATCGCGCGAATCGCGAGAGGAGGAGGCCACGGGGGATGCTATTATCCGGCGTGCCCTATTCCAGCCTTATCCTCCGTGGTGGGCCAAGGACCGTTACGATGCTCTTGGCTTCTCGCGCGATGTCGAATCCGGAGACTACACGGCAATGGCGAGAATGATCGATGACATCGAAAGGGTCAAGGAAAAGTCACGACGTACTAGTCAGTCCAGACGGACAGTCAGGCGAGTGGCTAGGTAAGCATATCGCGAAGCGGCATTCGTTTCTGCGGTTCATCACGAAAGGAGAACACGAGGCAGACCATCGTCTCCATCAATCCCGACTAGACCATACGCACGAAAGAAAGGCAAAGGCAGATGCCTAAGCTCCGTACGGAAGATGTACAAGACCTCGATGCTGAGGCTCTGGAATCCGCTGAGTATTCCACCGAGGACTACGGAGGCGACTATGAAGGCGAAGTCCCGCCAATCGGGACGGAGCTAGGCGGGTACCTCAAGAAGATGTGGTGGACTCGTACGGCCGAGAAAGAGGACCGCAATGGGAACATCGTCGGTGACGACCCAATGCTCAAGATTCTCTGGGTATCGGCTGAGAACGAGGAGCCGGAGGACCAGTACGACAATCTCCCAGTCTGGCTCAATCTCCCGCTCATCGAGGCAGCCAAATTCCGCTGGCAGCCATTCTTTGACGCCTACGGGCTCTCCATCAAGCAGATCAAGGCCCGGCAGGTTTACGTCTCGCGTACGGAGGAGCGCAACGGCTTCCCCATCGAGCGTATCGGTAACTTCCGGCCCGGCATCGACAGCGACGAGGCGTGGTCGCGTATTGTTACCGGCCGTGAACCGTACAATGGCGTCCAGCAGACCACCGTCAAGGAATGGCTCCCCTGGGATGAAAGCGAGGAGCCCGGGGAGCCCGGGGAGCCTGAGGATGAATACGACGAGGAGGACATGGCCAGCGAGGACGAAGACGAGGACGAGGACGAGGACGAGGACGAGGACGAGGACGAGGACGAGGAGACTGGCGAGGACGAGGACGAGGACGAGGAGCCCGAAGAGCCTCCGGCCCGTGCCCGCCGTTCCACTCCGGCCCGGACGGCTCGCGGCTCTAGGACGGCTTCTAAGCCCGCTCCGGCCCGGACGGCTACTAGGGCTCCGGCGAAGGCCGTTAAGCCCGCTCCGGCCCGTACGGCTCGCTCCGGTGCCCGTACTGCCGCTCCGGCGAAGGCCGTTAAGCCCGCTCCGGCCCGTACGGCTCGCTCCGGTGCCCGTACTGCCGCTCCGGCTAAGGCCGTCCGCGCTAAGACGGCTCGTAAGCCTGTTCAGGCCGATCCACCCTTTTAGGGGCACTAGCAGGGAGGAGAAAGAGCAGATAGTCCTAGCTCGTATCCGCGAGCTAAAGCGCGAAGTCAGGAAATGGATGGAGGAAACAATGTTCAATCCGAATGGCGCTTCAGGCGGCACGGCTCCCGGTGATATTCCGGAGAGGCCCGTGAACATCTACCAGAAGGTGTTCCAGGCTTTCCCGGTGATTGAGCCATGAGGTACCTCAGGGCCATCGTCGCTGTCCTTGCCGGTACCGTCAGCGCCTGTGAGGAAGCTCACGTTACCAGGGACAAGTAGAACCATGAGCCGTATCGCCATTCTGGGATGCGGCCCGGCTGGGCTGGCGGCTGCTTCGGCAGTCGCTGGCTCCGGCCATGAGGCCGTTATCATAAGCGCTAATGCGGAGCCATCCAGGCTCTACGGGTGCCAGTACCTTCACGCGCCCATTCCCGGATATGAGGACGTTCCACACGTCCGCGTCTCCTACTCGCTTAACGGAAGCCCGGAGGGATATCGCCGGAAGGTATATGGGGATGCCTGGCAGGGGAAGGTATCTCCAGAGGACTTTGTAGGAGAACATGACGCCTGGGATATCCGCAAGACATATCAGCGGATGTGGGGTGACCTTATCGAGAGCGGTAAGGTCGAGCTATGGGAACGTTCCGTATCTCACGGCGTCATGAATTCCCTCCCGCTCGCGGAGCCCGCTCTTATCGTCTCGACCATCCCGGCTCAGTATCTTTGCTACAAGGAGCATGAATTCCGGGGCATGTCGATCTGGGCTAACGGGAGTACAAGTCAGGGGCTCACAGAGAAGAATTCCATTCTCTGTGACGGCACCCCCCAGAAGCCATGGTACCGGATATCCAATGTCTTCGGCTACCTGACGACGGAATGGAAGCTACCTCCACCCCGGTGGTGTAATGCCGTTCCGGTCGTCAAGCCACTCTCTACCGACTGCGACTGCCATCCCGAGATATTCCGTGCCGGACGGTACGGTGCCTGGACCAAGAGCGTCCTAGTCCATGAAGTCTACCCAGCCGTAATGGAGGCTATCCGTGAACGAGTTTAAGTCACGGGCTAACCGTCCGGTCATCGGGCTCGATATCGACGGGACGCTAGGCGATTACCATTCTCATTTCCTCCGGTTCGCAGAAGCGTGGCTAGGCCGTCCGATGCCGCATCCGGCAGATATCAACCCTGGCATCAGGCTATCAGAATTTATGGGTGTACCGCATCACGAGTACCGGGAATGTAAACTCGCGTACCGCCAGGGAGGCCTGAAGCGCTTTATGCCAGCCTATCCCTTCGCGAGCGAGCTAACCCAGAAGATCCGCGCGGCCGGAGTGGATCTATGGATCTGTACCACCAGACCCTATCTCCGGCTAGACAACATCGATCCGGACACCCGTGAATGGCTCCGTCGTAATGAGATCGAATACGACGCAGTCATCTTTGAGGGACTAGATGAAGGGAGCAAGTATACCGACCTAGTGGAGCAGGTAGGGCTCCTCCGGATTATCGCAGTAGTCGATGACCTCCCGGAACAGACGGCCGATGCGGACAGGCTAGGGATACGGAACATCTATATCCGGGACCAGCCGTACAATCAGGACCTTGCCGGTTATGACGTCCGGATTAGGGGAACCAGGGTAGATGACCTAGAACAGCTATGGTATCTACTAGAGCTAGATATCGAAATGTGGGAGGAAGATAATGGATAACAAGATAGCCCGGTACGCGGATGAGGCGATGTACCGCGCGGAGCCGCTAACGGAGAAAGGCGAGCCGCTACGGCCATCCGTAGTCCTCTACGACCAGACGGCTAACCCGCTCCGTGTACTTGCGACTCCGGCAGAGCTTTACCGTGGCGTCGTGGTCGATGATCCACGGAAGATATCAAAGAATACGGCCCTGGGGTGGGTCGAGAGCTTCAAGGCCAGCAAGATCTCGGCTCCTCTTGAATGGGTTCACTTCTCATTCCTGATCCAGGGCGTCACCCGTGCCTTTACCCATCAGATGGTCCGGCAGCGTACAGCCGTGTTCGTCCAGGAGTCGATGCGATTCGCGGTAAAGGAGAATGCCGCATTTGAGACCGGGCTGCCTCCATCGATTGAGGTTCTCTCAGAGGACGCTCCGGCCCGGAAGGTATGGGAGGATACCGTTAACCGTATCGGCTGGGCCTATAATGCCCTAGTCGAGGCCGGTACGCCTGCGGAGGACGCTCGCGGGCTCCTCCCGACGAACATCGGCACCCGGATTCACTACCATACCAATCTCCGGAATCTCATCGACCACGCCGGAATGCGGCTCTGCTCTCAGGCTCAGTTCGAGTGGAAGGCCGTATGGCTTGAGATGATAAAAGCCGTCCTCGCGTACGGCCCGGAAGAGGAGCGATGGCAGCAGATAGCTATCGCGAGTCTTTTCCGGCCGGTATGCTACGCTACCGGGAAATGCGAGTTCATGGGCCCGGCCGACCGTTACTGCGTTATCCGCGAGCGAGTAGAGGCGCACCACGCTAAAGGCGAACGGCCGGAGACGTGGACCGATATCAGCCCGCACGAACCACTCCATCATCTAGCAGCAAGGAGGCCGCAATGAGCGAGCCTCTCGGCGGCTATACGGACGGAAGTGATCCTGACTCCTGGCCGGCCGGATCGATGCTCTATCTTATGTGGAACATGATAGATGTCTACGTATCTAAGCGCCAGGAAGGTAGGAACGCCTGGCTAGAACGCGAGCTATGGGACAGCCGTAGATTCCACATAGGCTACGGGAAGGGTTATGGAAAGAGAAAGGTTTACCCTGAATACATAGTCAATGACCTACGTAGGCTACTCGACCAGCTAGAGAATGAGGCCGGGCTAGCTCCAGCTCCTGTCGATAGGAGACGTCATGTCTGAGGAAGCAATACTCAGCCAGATTGCGGAAGAGAAACGCTCTCTAGCCGAAGCCCGCAACGTAATCTCAGACGCTCTCCGGAAGCTAGGCAAGGAAGAGCACGTACACATCTGGGACATCCGTGGCGTTTATTCTCCGCCAAGACCAGCCCATCCTCGCCTACAGTGGGACAGGATAACCGTGGTCCTATTCTGCTGTAAGGAATGTAATTACCCGACCACGGAAACGCTCAACGGTATCTGGACCATCGAACAAGTCAGGGGAGAGTACGATGAAGACCAAGACCCAGCCTGAGATATTCGTCTCTATCGACATTGAGACGGACGGCCCGGCTCCCGGTATCAATTCAATGATTGGCCTAGGGGCCGTCGCGTTTGACCCTGCCGGCAACGAGCTGGCCGGATGGTACTCCTCTATCGAGCCAGCCGAAGGTTCCAGGCCGAATGACGCGACCATGAAATGGTGGCGCGAGCCCGCTCAGGCCGAAGCCTGGAACATCCTCCAGGAGGGACAGGTCCCAGCACATCACGCTACGATCCACTTCAAGAACTGGCTTGAGCACGAGCTAGGAAGTCATAACCTTATCGCGGTAGGCTGGCCCATAGCATTCGACTTCGCATTCATCAACTTCTATATGTGGCGATACTGCGGCCGCAATCCTCTAGGCTTCTCAGGTCTCGACATCCGGAGCTACGCGAACGGCCTAGTAAACCAGCCCAGTTATAACGGGCTCCCGGAAAGAATGATCTGGAGTCTTGCCGGGCCTCTTGAGCTTTCCGGCCTCCGGCCGCATTATGCTCTGGATGACGCGACGGCACAGGGCCGTCTCTTCATGGGGCTCCGTCGCGTAGCGGCATACTGGAGTAGCGTCGCAGATAACCAGCCTCATTACGAGCTGATCAATCAGCCGGATAGCGTGCCGGAGGCTGCTCGCGATAGAATACTAACGGAGCTAGCCCATATGCCGGCGAAGGACAGGGAAAGGCTCATGAGAATATACCAGACTCCACGGAAAGGCGAGTAAATGGAGACGAACGAGAACCACCGTGACGCGGCATGCGCCTACCTAGAGGCCATAGGGCTCGACCCTAACGCGGACGCGGTAGGGCAGCTCTCCGGCCCGTTTACGGACGCTCTAGCGATTATCTGCGAGCGAGGCTACACCGATCCGGACAACCCGGATGACCTGTTCTGGAAGATCCGTGGATGGAAGGGACTTGTCCACGATATCCTAGACAACGCATTCCGGCTCCGGCTGTTCTCATGGAAGCGCAATGAATTCTATGAGAACGGCGCAGTCGACATCATCAACTTCGCAGGATTCTATCTCCGGCTCCAGAACAAAGGAGCTAAGTGGGGAGAGCTAGGCGAGCCCGGATGAGTTTTGTGTTCCCTGGCGAGGGAATGATAATAGACGGAGTCCTGATAGCCCCAGGTACTCCGCTAGCGGGAGAGGATCAGCTTGACTTCCTAGCTGGCTATGGGGCGGCAAGAAAGAGGAAGCGTATGGACCTGGACAAGTACGTAGTGCTCATCGAGATAGAGGATGATCTTCTCAACGATGAATTCCTGCTCCCGCTAATCGTAGAGCACGTATGGGCAGTTAAGCTCCAGGATGATGGGGGAATCCGGCTTCCAGGACC